GAGCGGCGGGCAACGAGGCCATGCAGGTTCAGCGCGAGGTCGGCCCGATCACTGCGGAATCCGTTCTACATATTGTCGACAAGCTGATGAACGTCACTCAGCAGAAAGACATCGCGACCAATCCGCAGATCCTGACCGAATACGCCAAGGCTGCAGTCGTGCTTTCGAGCTACGGCAGGGGAGATGAACTGCATGAACTCGACTCAGCTATCCGTGCGGGCGAGTTTCGCGGCGTTCTGACGCACGAGGGCAAGAACGGCAAGCAGGAGATCGATGTCGAAGGCATGTCGCAGTTCCTCCGGCAGCTGACGGCTATGGCGTCCATCTCAGGAGGTGATATCGGGCCATCGCAAGTGCTGGGGATGCTGCGCGCGGCCGGAGCGGCAGGCTCAATCATCACCCCGGATGAATTGACGCGCATGATGGCTTTGATCATCGCGTCTGGCCGAACGCGCGCCGGTTCCAACCTGCAGGCATTCGAGCAACAGTTCACCGCTGGACGAATGAGCGAAGCTGCGGCCAATCTGCTGATCGGCATGAACATCATCCAGGGTGGCGGAGATGCCCGGCACAACCCTTACCTGAAGAAGTCGGGCATGGGCCAGTTCCTGATGCTTCCTGGGGCGATGACTGACCAAGCGCAAGAGGAGGCCGCGAAAGAGCCCTCCATGTTCATCATGCAGACCTTGTTGCCGAAATTCCAGGAACAGATCCGCAAAACCTTCGGATCACGGTATGACCTAGGAAGCGACAAGGACAAGCTAGTCTACGAGTCCAAATACGCCCAGATGGTCGCGAGCCGGATTGGCGGCGGCGTTGAGATGACCGAAGTCATCAGAAACATCTTGCTGATGCAGCGAGACGTTGCGGCCGCTCTGAAGAACATGCAACTGGACAACTACAAGATCCAGATGGACGACAACCCGCAGAATGCTGCGAAGAGCATGGGCGCAGCGTATGGGAGCCTACAAACACTGCTCGGCACCTCCACGATGGGACCCGCCACTACCGCCATTACCGGCCTCACGAGCGCACTGACGGGCTTGAGTACCTGGGCGAGCACCCCGACTGGAGCCTACATCACCAAGGTGGGGATGGAGGCGCTGGCCGGCGCTCTCGTCGCGTTGGGAGCCGTCGGACTTGTGGCACTCGCCGGCACATTGGGCGGCGTTACCGGAGCATTTGTAGCGTTGGGCGCTGGTACAGCTGTGGCTGTCGAGGGCATCAAGCAGCTGGACGAGTGGCTGCACAAGACATTCGGCTGGCTTATAGGGTCCAACGCTGATGTCGAAAAGACTCAGCAAAGCATCAAGCAGCATGGTGTTGAGATCCCGTGGTGGATGCCGCTGCCGGCATTCGGAGCTGCTACCAAGGAACCAGCCCCTAAGTGGGCGCAGTGGTGGCGCCTGTTTTCGATGGGGGGCGCCTTCGGCGGCGAGCCGAGCGCTCCTGGAACAGGCGGAAAGCCAGCGGCGCCGCTTGGTCCGCTCTCTGACAGTCCGAAGGGCACGGCGAACGACCCGCTGGTGGTGCACGTCCAGAATCAGACCACCGGCCAGGACATCGCCCGAGGCACGACCTCCTACCAGGCATCGAAGATGACCCGCCCGCCATCCGGCTACACCGGAACGGACACTCGGATTGATCCGTTGGGCGCCTTCTACGGGATGGTCACCAGCCCGAACTAACCTAGTGAGGAATCCAGTGAGCGGCACTGCCTCAGCTCTTTACGCGGCAAGCAACTTCATCGCTGCATTCACTGCCCCGTCGTATTCCGATCAGTCTGTGACGTTCGGTGACTTCGTGTTCAACGGATGGGAGATCCCGGAGAAGGTCTCCTGGGGCGGCCAGCAGCGCATGACGGTCCACAAGTTCGTGGGCGGAACGCGATTCATCGACGTCATGGGCGTGGACAATCAGGAAGTTTCCTGGTCGGGCCGGTTCCTGTCGCCGGATGCCGCGTCTCGGGCCGACCAGGTGGACCAGATGCGCAAGGCCGGCGCGGCGCTCGAGCTGATATTTGCTGGGCGCTACTACATCGCGCTGATCTCAAACTTCGTGGCCGATCAAGCCATGCAATGGCACGTGCCATATCGCATCTCTTTCACGATCCTGTCCGACAACAGCTTTGTCCCGCCTCCGGTCCCCACGCCTCTGCAAGCGGTCTCCGAGGACATCAATGCCGTTAGCGCCATCCCGGTAGCTCCGCCGCTGCTGGCCGCCCAGTTGGCCATAGCGGCTATCCCGGCCCTGATGGTGGGTATGACGACGATTGCTCCTAGCGCCGCCGCCACGGTTGCTCTGGCGTCAGCCGTGACCGCGGCCGCTGTGCAGGTGACGGTTGCCCAGACCGCGGCCGACGCCCAGATCGCGGCGTTGACCGCCACAGAGGTTACCGTGGGCACCCTTGCCGGTGCGACGACCGTGGTGGGTGCTGTCGCCAGCATGCAGGGAGCGCTCGCCGCCACATATGCCTCGGCCTCGGCTGTGGCGATGTCCGGTTATATCGATCGCACCTCAATCAACATCGCAAACGCATGATCATCCGGACATTCACAGGCGCGGACGTGTCGCTGATGCACATCGCTGCTCGGCTGATGGGCGACGCGACACTTTGGTACACAATCGCTCAGGCGAACGACCTGTCCGACTACATGGTCACTGGGACGGTAACACTGGTGATCCCGACGCCTGATCCAACGCTATCCGGCGGCATTCCTCAACAATAGGCTCCCATGGCCATCAACGATCCGCACGACGTTCCGACCGTTCGGACGCCGCGCCTGCGCATCCTCAATCATGGCTCGGTGATGGGCGGCGCGTTGTCGTTTGAGGTGACTCAAAACAACTATTTCCAGGCCGATACGTTTACGGCGCGCTTCAGCCTGAATGCCGACCCGAGCTATGGGATCAACTGGTGGGGCGCGCAGCAGGTCCAGATCTTGCTCGATATCCAGGCCAGCCTTGATGGCGGAATCAGTTGGACGTCGTTGGTCATCGGACAGGTGGATCACATGGCCATTCACGTTGACCAGGGACTTTGCGAAGTCGATGGCCGTGATCTCACTGCCTATCTCATCGACCAGAAGACCAACGAGACTTACCAGAACAAGACCTCCAGCCAGGTTGCTGAAACCCTCGCGCAGGAACACGGCCTCACGGCCGACGTGACGCCGACGCCCACCTTGGTCGGGCGGTACTACCAGATCGACCATGAGCGGATCGGCGCCGGCGACTTCACACGCACCACGACCGAATGGAACCTGCTATGCAGCCTAGCCCAGCACGAGAACTTCGATGTGTGGGTGACCGGGACAACCCTGCATTTCCACCCCAGGGTGCCGATCGATACTTCCGATCCATACGTTGTCTTGTGGGATGCGCAGAATATCGCATCAAACGCGATTAACCTCACCGTCCAGCGCTCGATGAATTTCGCGAAAGACATCATCGTCGTTGTGCGGTCCTGGAACAGCTCGCAGTCGCAATCGATCACCAAGTATGCGCCGTCAGGCGCCCGGCAGGCCGCCATTCAGGCCGGCACGGCGGCCGAGTACGCCTTCATTTTTCCGAACCTTACTGAGGCGGAAGCGCAGGCGATGGCCAATAAGATTCGCGCTGATCTCTCGGCTCATGAGCGCCTGCTCGAGTTCGAGCGCCCGGCCGATCTGACACTCAGCGCCCGCACGGTGATCACGCTCCAGGGGACAGGCTCCTCTTGGGACACGACTTATTACGCGGACAGCGTTACCCGCGAGATGTCGATAGAGCGCGGTTTCACCATGCGAGTGAAGGCGAAGAACAGAGATCCTGAGTTCGAGAGCGTGTTGCCAACAGCATGATGGAACTTTTCAACAAGATGAAGGGTGCCGCGACTGCTGCCATGCAGCAGGTGGGCCAGAACCGCTGGGGCATCGTCTCAAACGTGCGCCAGACGGATACCGGTTACCTGGCGCGAATCACCCTGCAACCGGACGGTGTGCAGTCCGGATGGCTGCCGGTCCTCTCCCAAATGGTCGGGGCGGGATGGGGTCTCGTCTGCCCCCCCGAGGTAGGGATGCAAGCCTTCGTGGGCAGTGACAGCGGCGATGGCCATCACGGCGTCATCCTTGGTCTGAGCTATAGTCTTGCCGCGATGCCGCCGGTTCCTCCGGCCAATTTCGATCAGCCCAACGGCACTCCCGTCGGCCCCGGCGAAATTGCTCTGGTCAGCAAGTTTGGCGCCGTCATCCGGCTGTGCGCGGACGGCTCGATCCACATGCAAGGGAATGTCCGCATTGACGGGACACTGACTGTCCAAGACGGTATCACCGCAAATACCGGAAACATCACTGCCAGCACTGGCGATGTTCTGGATAAGCATAACTCTCTAGATACTGTGAGATCCACCTATAATATTCACCACCACGGCAACGGTCCTACACCGACACCGACCGTCCCAGAATAATCCCGGAGGCTTTCATGAGCGGCACCATCGCCACCGGATTCAATCCGGCGCCGTGCGATCTCGCGCTCACATTTGGCGGTGACCTGGCGGTTTCCGCGACCGGCGATCTGGCGGTCGTGTCCGGTTCGCAGCTCGTCCAGCAACGGGTGCTCCTGCGGCTATTGACCAATCCAGGCAGTTACATCTGGTGGCTAAACTACGGCGCCGGGCTTGCTCGGTTCATCGGCCGGCCCGCTGCTCCCCTCCGGATCTCCGCGCTCGCCAGCGCCCAGATGGCCCTCGAATCGGGCGTTACGCAGACGCCACCCCCGCAGATCAACACGCAGACCAGCAAAGATGGTGTCGTCACACTGTCTATCAGTTATGTCGATGCAGCAGACGGTACGCAGCAGGTATTAACTTTGCCCGTTGGCGACTGACACTTGGAGTAGACTTTAGTGGCTCTGTCGCTTCTCAACTTCCCCACGATGGTCAGCAATGCCGCGTCTGCTTGTCAGGCGGCGTGCTCGTCGTTGCTGAACCTCGCTGTTGGCTCTGTCATTCGATCCATTCTGGAGGGCTGCGCCTCCATCGGCATGTGGATTGAGTACCTGATCGTCCAGATCTGGCTGAGCGAGCGTCTCGTCACCTCAACCGGAACGGATGTTGACTCGTTCGTTGGCGACTTCGGCCTCACGCGTCTTCCGGCCCGGCCGGCTACCGGAGACGTTACGTTTTCTCGGTTTTACGCGGGCATGTCGTCGCTGATCGTGCCGTATTTCAATGCTGACGGGTCGACGAATGCCGCGGGCGCACAGGTGCTTACCGCCGATCTGACGCAGGCTTTCGGTGTCTATGTGGACACGACCCAGGCCACGTGGAACGCGACGATGGGCGGCTACCTGGTTCCGGCTGGAACTGTGAGCATCACGGTGCCGGTCCAAGCCCTTGTTGCGGGAAGCGCGGGGAACGTCCAGGCGAACGCGATATCCCTACTCACGACCGCCATTCCAGGTGTCGATACCGTTACCAATTCGACGGTGTTCAGCAATGGCGAGGATGCCGAAAGCGACGCTGCGCTGAAGGCCCGGTTCCAGGTCTTCGTCGCCACAAGAGCAGAGGCGACTCTCGCCGCGGTCGAGAACGCGATCGCGACAGTCCAGCTAGGTTTGAGCTACGCGGTCATTGAAAACACGCTACCGAATGGTACTTCGCAACCGGGCTTTTTCACCGCGACGGTAGACGACGGCACGGGCAATCCGCCGACGGCGCTTCTATCAGCCGTCTACACGGCGATTGACGCCGTTCGTCCGATTGGCAGCACCTTTGCGGTTCAGCCGCCGGCGGTCATCACTGCCTCGGTCAGCATGAGCATCAGCGCCGCTGCTGGCTACAGCGTGGCCACGCTGCAGGGTCAGGTTGCGTCTGCGATCGAGACCTACATCAACGGCCTCGGCATTGGTGTGTCGCTCTCCTACACGCGCCTCTCGGCTTTGGCCTATGGCGTGATCGGAGTGGCGACGGTGAGCGCCGTCCTGCTGAACAACGGCACCGCGGATATCGGCGGCGGTCCGACGCAGGTCGTCAAGGCAACCGGCGCCAGCGTGGTGATCAACCCAGCCTAATCTTCTAGCCTCCCGGAGACGTCCATGCTAGATCGCTACCGTCGCGCCGTTTTTGCGGGGATCATCCTCGCTGTGGCTGCGATCTCCCCGGGCTTCGCCCAGAAGATCAGCCAATTCCCCGATCTTCAGGCCAACGCCGCGTCTACTTCTGACGCGGTCGTAACGCAGTCGAACGCCTGCGCGGGCGGCAACTGCCGCACGACCATCGGGCAGATCCTTGGCGCGCTGGCGAACGGCTCAGTCGTCACGTCCCTTTCTTCCTCGACTCCAGTCGTTCTGGCGCCCTCTGGCCAGACGCCGCAGGTGGCGCCGCTGTCCGCGATTATCAGCCTCATCGGCAGCCCGTTGGCTTCGAACGTCATTGGCCTGGCGTCGTCGGCGACCGTTGATACGACCAACGCCGCCAACATCACGTCCGGGACGCTGCCGGCGGGGCGTCTCCCGGCGCCCACGACCAGCTCCTTTGGCGGTGTGCTAGCGACCCCCGGCACTTCGCATCAGTGGATCTCCTCGATCTCGACGTCCGGTGTCCCGGTCCTTTCCCAACCGGCCGTCACTGACATTTCCGGCGCCGGCACCGCAGCGGGATATAATGTCGGGACATCCGGCACCAATGTGCCGCTCCTGAGCGGCTCGAACACTTGGACAGGCGCTCAGACGATGACTGGCGCGGTCGTCATCGGTTCGCCCACGGGCGGTTCGATGGGTCCTGGGACGATCAACGCGCCGGACATATATCTGAATGGTATCGCGCTTACCACTGGCGCGACCGGCCAAGCAGCGATCACCAGCGGCACGATCGCCGGGCTTACCTCGTTGCAGATTACCCCGAGCACGCCCACATCATCCTCCGCAACCTGCACTGCGGGGAGCCTGTTGGTTGACGCCAACTATCTGTACGTGTGCACCGCAGCGAATACTCTGAAGCGGGTCGCTCTTTCCTCTTTCTAATGGGCTGGCTCCAAGAATTAACCATCCCGCCTAGAGTATTGTGAGGGCGTATGTCTGGCAGTCTGCTATCTGAGGCCGGACAGGTCATCCTATCGGAGGCCGGCTCGCCGATCCTCTCCGAGGGTAATTCGGCGATCGTTGGACCGAACCCAGTCGGCAGCCAGGCCGACATGGCAAACCGGATTCAGGCGGTCCAGCCAACCGGATGGTTTTCGAGCAGCCAGACGCCGATCCTGAGCGGCTTGCTTGCCGGTCTCGGCTCTATCTGGTCATCCTTGTGGAACCTGCTGACCTACGTTTCCGCGCAGACGCGCATCAGCACGGCTACCGACATCAACCTCGATATCATCAGCTCCGACTTTCTCGGCACTTCGCTTCCGCGCCGATCCGGCGAGACTGACGCCTCGTTCCGAACCCGAATAAAGGCCAACATTTTCCAACCGATGGCTACGCGTGCCGCTGTCTCGCGGGCTCTCACCGCCCTCACCGGCGCGGCGCCGACGATATTCGAGCCGCGCAATGCAAACGACACGGGCGGCTGGGGAAAAGCGGGCGCCGTGGTGAATACCGGCCTCGCGTATGGGTACGCCGGCGGCTACGGCAGCTACAAACTACCGTTCCAGGCATTCATCGCCACCGCTCTGCCGCAGGTCACCGGGACCATCGGCGTCCAAGGATACGGCTCCGCTGCCACCCCCTTTGCGAATGTCATCGGCGCCTACGGGTCCGGCGCGATCGAATATGATTCTGGCGCTGCCGTTCTCCTCGCGACTTCTGACGATGAGATCTACAGCACTGTAAATGCGGTCAAGCCGGTCGGAACAATACTGTGGATTACGACCGAAGCGACCAATCCAAACCGGCAGCAGTCTGGTACCGCGGTCCTCGATACCTCCTTTATTCTGGATGTGTCTGAGCTGAGCTAACGCGCCCGCCGACAC